AATCACCAGCCCTATCGGATTCAACAGGAAGGCCCGACCGACAAACAGCAGGGCGCGGCCCAGCCACAAGAAGGCCGAGCCGATGCCGCGCAGGATCGGCGTCAGCACGCCGCCGGCAATCCCCATCTTGGCGAACAGCACGTGGAGCATGGCATAGGGACCGATCAGCGCGGCCAGGCCCAACATCAGCGGCCCCAGCACCACCAGGATGGCCGCCAAGCTGCCAAAGCCCACAATCATGACCTTGGACAAGACCGGATTGCGTTCCATGAACCCGTTCAGGCCGTCCAGGGCGGCCGTCACGGACTCGATGGCGCGGGAATACAGCGGCAGGATCTTCTCGCCCATGGTCAGCTTGAGATCGGCCAGCTTCGCCAAGGTTTCCATCTCCTTGCCGGCTGCCTGTTCCCGTGCCAGCGGCTCCAGCTGGTCCACATCGTAGGCGCCCTCGTTCAACTTCCGATTCTTATGGATCTGGGCGCGCTGCAGGTACATGTTCGCCATCAGGTCGCCGGCCTTGCGGTTGGTGTACAGGCTACCAATAGTGTCAAGCACCTGCGACTTCTTGGTAATGCCATGCTTTGCCAACTGCGGCAACAGCACCTGTTCCATCCACTCGAACTGGCTTTTCTTGAAGAGATCTGCCCCCAGGAGCGCGCCGGGGTCCAGCTGGGCGCTCTGCCCGACCTTGTCGTGTTTCACCTTGGTGTGATCGCCAATCAGACCCAGCTTGTCCAGGTTCATCGCGGCGCGCTTGCTGGTGCGGCCCTGGTACAAATTGTTATAGCTCGACATCAGGCCATTACCGACGCCGAAGCCGCCCAGTTCCTGCACCAGCGGTTCCAGTTCATAGTAAAAGGACTTTTCGTCCATGCCCTTAGCCGCGATGCCGCCGGTTTTAATGAGGTTCAGCCACTCGGTCGGGCCGACCCGGCCGCCGGTCGCGGAAATGACCTTCTGCACCATATTGGCCTGCTCGTTGAATTTGGCAGCGCTGGCGGTGCCGCCGCGTACCTCGATGACTTTCAACATGTCCATGAACTTGCGCTCATTCTCGCCGCCGGCCTCTTCGCCATAGAACGCCTTGTTCGCAAATTTCATCTTCGCCAGCATGGGCGCCACCATCTGCGCATGCGGCAGATCACCGAACACGGACATGCTGTCGCGCACCAGCTCCAGGTTCTCGGCGTGGCTGGTGCCGTAGGTCTTCATGCCGCGGGCATAGCGCTCGGCATCAAAGCTGACCTTGGGTCCCAGACCCAGCGCGGTAATACGCGCCTTCTCGGTCTGATAATGTTTCGCATCCTTCAACCCACTGACCAGGGGCGCACCGACCGCGCCGCCAGCCACCGTCGCACCGACGCCGGCGGCAGCGACATTGCCGGCGGTGGATCGCAGCTTGTCGGCATGCTGGCGGGCGGTGCCGACTTTCTGCTGATGGCCGGCAATCGCGGATAAGCGCTTCTGCTGTTCGGCCAGCTGGGCATTGGTGGCAGCGATGTCGCCGCGCAGGCTGCGCTCATGTCTGGATAATTTGTCGGTGCCGATGCCGGCGCCGGACAGGCGGTCCCGCAACACCTGTAATTGCTCACCCTGCTGCTGGCCGGCGCGTTTGAGCGCGCCGGCCGACTTCACGGCGGCGTTAAATTCCCGCGTCATGGCCCGCGTCGGCTGGGCCGTTTGCTGCATCTTCTGCGCCAGGCCGGCGACGTGCTGCTGCACCTCGCGCAATTTGCTCGAACTGCTATCCAGGCCGGCATGCAACTCGCGGAAGCGCCCCACATCCTTCTGCAGGGCGTTTAACTCCTTTAAGCGGTCGCTATTGGCCTTGATGGCTTTGCCCAGGACGGACGACTCGCCGGTGATCTTCTTGAGCGGCGCAGTCAGTTTATCTAACGCCGCGAACACCACCTGTAACCGCAATTGCCTATCGCTCATTCAATACAATCCTATTCATCCGCGCCGCTGCGCACCCTGGCGCGTTCACGCCAGGCCATCAAATCCGTCAAATCCAGTTCATCCATGGCCTGCGGCGGCCAGTGAAACACCGTCGCAATATCGGCCATGGGATCTTCTACGAATTCGGGTAGACCACCGGACGATCTGCTTTCTTCAGCAAAAAAACGGCCACCTCGGAACCCAGGGCCATCAGATCCGCGAGATCCAGCTTTGCCACATCGTGCGGCGCCAAGGTCGGCAGGGTAATGCGCGGCAGGACGCGCTGCAGGGAAAGCACATCCAGATTGCTCAGATCCACCAGCGAGACACCGCGCAGCTCGCCGGCCGTGGGCTTGCGGATCTGCACGCTGGTGATCAGGGTGTCGCCACGGGTCAGCGGTTCTTCCAGGGTAATGGTCTTATAGACGCCGGAAGCGGTGCTGTCGGCGGTGATAGTTTCCTGATTATTCATGGTGGTGTTTTTCATAGGAATTTGAAGTAAAGGTTTTACAAGTAAAAAAGAGAAAGGGGTTGGTGTTGCTGTTAGGGGTTACAGGCCGATAGCGCGCCGGATATCGGCGTTGCGGTCCTTGCCGTCAATCTTCTCGATGGCATTGATAAAATCGAATTCAAAGATAGGCCGGTTATCGATGGTCAGTTTGTAATAGCTGCAAGCGGTGGTGTATTTCTGGCTGGTGTCCTCCGCCGACTTGGCGTTGCCCATGTCGATTTCCTTGTGACGACCGCGCACGACGATCTCGACTGCCGACATGGCGCCGTCGTCGTCATTCTCGTAAGCGCCGGCAAAGCGCAATTGCGTCGCATTGTGGCTGCGGGCGCCATACTGCAGCAGGGCTTCCAGGATGAGGCCGCCGGCAGTCCATTCTAGGGTGATCGCTTCATTGCCCAGGTCAACCGATACCGGGCCGCTCATGCCGCCGGCGCGGTACTCTTCCATCTTGCGGGAGAGCTTAGGCAAAGTGATTTCCGTCACCTGGCCGCGATAGGAATTACCGCTATCGAACAAAATAAAATCTTTGAGTTTTTTAGGCATGCCCATGGTGTGCTCTGCTTTCTTGGTAGGTGAAATGGTTAAGAGGCGGCAACAGCGGCGGCGAAGTCGGCCAGGTAACGGTCGGTAATGCGCTGCTGGAACATCAGGTTCTCCATGGGCGGTACCGGCGTGTAGTCGTAATCAATCGCCAGCTTGCCGTCCTTCAGGTTCTCTTTGCTGTTGTATTCAGGATCGAACCAGGCGCTGCCGCCCAGCAGGTAGCCGCCCCGGATCAGGTCGCGGAACTTGGCGTTGATGCTCTCGATCAGGTCTTTCACTAAGGCCGGATGCATCGGCACATCGACAAAGGCCATATGCGCTTCGGCGATGGTATCGGCCACCACCTGGGCGGTGCGGGTGTAGTTCTCAAAGTAAAAATAGCCGCCGACTTCGCAGGTACGCGAACCCCAAAAGCGGAATCCGTTGCTGTTGATCAGGGTCGTCACTTCCTTGCTGTTCAGGTAACCGGCGTCGGTGGCCGGATCCTGCAGATCCCAGAACACATCCGAGGAGATGCCGGTCGGACCGTTGACCACCATATTGGAAATCGTTTTATGCCAGCCGATCTCTTCATCGATCTTGGCGCGCAAGCCCAGGGCATAGGCGGTCGCCGCCATGCTGGTATCGGCATTGGTGGCCGTATCGAAGTTCACGAAATCGGGCCAGATCACCATCAGTTCGCGCTGCCCGAAATCCTTGCGGTAGGTAGTCGCTTCTTCCTTCGTCATGCAGCCATGCGCTGATACATAGGCAAAGGCGCGCAACTGCTGGCCGACGCTGGCCAGCGCATTGGCGACCGGCTTGGTGTCCAGGCCAGGCGCACCCAGGATCCGCGGTTTCACCCCGAGCCGGGCCTGGGCCGCCAGCAGCGCCTTGATGCCGGTATATTTGCCGGCGGCGGTGGTGGTGCCGATCACATTGGAGGTCGTCTCCGCTTCGTCCTTGCCTTCGGCCACACGCACCACCACCGTCAGCGGCTTGGTTTGCAAGGCGATGGCTTCCAGAACACGGCGCAACGTTCCTTTGACGCCGGCCTTGCCCTGGGCAGCGATAACATTAGTCAGCAGGACCGGCGTGTCGAGCGGGAAGACCGCCGGGTCGGCATCCTCGGCGGTGGCGATCAGGCCGATGACGGCAGTGCTGACGGTACGGATCGGGCGCGTGCCCTCGTTCTTTTCGATGACGCGCACGCCATGGTGGTAATCAGTAGGCATAGGGCTCCTGTAAATAGGGTGAGTAAATTAAAGAATTGGGCTATCAGGTGCGACCGGCCAGGCGATGGCGTCGGGGAAACCGTCTTGCTCGATCACTCGCACCAGTGCGAGCTGATAGGCGGACCAGCGCCGGAAATCATCAATTTCCGCATCGGACAGCAAGCCAGCGGCATAGGCATCCGCCTTGCCGGCGTTTTTTACGCGAGCCAATGCCATGCGGCCCTCAAATTCGGCCATTGCCGCCGCCCGTTGCCTCTGGTTGACCACGGCAGGATTGATCTGCCAACCATTGCCCTGCCAGGTGTGCTCAATCGAGGGACGCGGTGTCTCCGTTAAGCCGTGTTCGGCAGGCGTCTGGCCGGCGATCAGGATCTCGGCCGCCTCGCCGGTATCCTGGCGATACAGGATGCGGCCACGATAGTCCGGCAGCAGGGTCCAGGCGCCGTCGACGTAAAACGGCCAGGTCAGCGCGGTGCGCTCCGGCATTGTCTCTGCGGTGCTGAATGCCGGCATCAACCAGCGGTCGGGATTGCGTGGGTCGGCATCGGCCAGGCGGCTGCTGTGATATTGGCCGTTCTGGTTGTCGTATTGATGAATCAGCATGTTTTTTTATTCCTTAAGCTTGATAGGCGCGAATCATCGCCAGCATGGCGAGGTTGCGCGGGCGGGCTTCGTTGCCGCCGTCGAGGTTGACCGTGATGGCATGGGTGTGATTGCCGGCGCCGCCGATGCCGATGTTGTGCGCGTGATT